AGTGTCCGCCTCTCCCGCGCCCTCTCGGTCGCTTGTAAGTGGCTGCGGTGCAACTGTACGCCCCGAAACATCTTCCGGGCGTTGTTCTCGGCCAAAGTGTCAACCGTTGTCGCCGTCATCTGCGTCTGCGCTATGTGGTGGTACAATCTCGCTATCGACAACACCATCGAGGCTCAGGAGGCTGTCGGATATGACTGCCTCTGCGCTATGCCCTGGGGCATTGTGTGGGCTATCCGGGCCACACTCTTGCCGTTACCCGAAGACGAGGAAGGAGGTGAGAAATAATGGCCGACACCGTCAACTACCGCTTTGAGTCGTTCCTTTATCCGGCTCACGTTTCCCGTATCGAGCTCGAGGCCGGACAGGCTGATTGGGTCTATATCCGTCGCCGTCACCACCAACTCGCCAAGGAGCGCAACGAGCAAGTAATGCTCTACGTCTACAATGACTATTTCCGTCGATGGGATTACATCGGCAAGACTCTCCCCGACGGAGGCTTTTACGACCATACCGGCTACGGCCCTTACGAGCTGTCAGCCGACGGCCATGCCTACCACATGCCGAAAGGAGGTGCCAAATGAAATACTTCATTAACTCCGTGCAGACATACTCCACAAGCGGAAAGAGCCGCAAAGGAGCACTGCTGCAGTCCGTAGCATCTCTGTTCGAGGGTGTAATAGTCGACGACGAGGCTCTGTCCACAATGACACGAGTGTTCAAAGCTCTTGTGGCCTAGGTCAATCGCCACTACAAGGGGAAGCCTCTATCCCTTGCTACAGGCCCCGGATGGCTCTGTGTAAAACCAGAATACAACGGCAATGACAACCATGTATTCAATATCAGCTACATGCCAATCAAAGATACTTTCCACGCCACTAATATCGAGCAGTATGTGGCCAGGTATCTCTACAATATCGCTCCCGTCATTGCCTGTGATTGTAAGAGAGGAGGTGAGCTATGAGCACATCAGTCTCAATCGCACGCCTCGATGTCTACAACCCCGACGGCTCTCACGATGCCACTCTCTACGAGGTTCGCGTCGACGAGGACGGAGAGTTCATTCAAGATCTGCAGCTCGAATCGGCCGCAGAACTTGTCACTCTCCGCAATACCCTTAACACCTACATCGCACAAAACAATTTAGATCAATCGGAACATGAGTAGAAAAGAACAACTGGACGCTGTCCGCAAAGGCGTGCAGAACATCAACAGGGCCAAGGAGGAGCCCGTCGATGCGAACGCCGTCATCATTGGCAATTTCCTCCAAGGTTACATCGCCGTCGACGAATACGGCCCAGGGGTCACTGTCATGACCACCGACGAAATCATTTCTGCCCTCTCGGACATGGCCGACCTCGAACAGGCCGCCGTCAACCAAGTCCTCGCCACTATCGGCTACAAGCCCGGGCGTAATGAGGCCGGCTCCTTCGGCTGGCTGATGAAACACATCAACATCTAATCTGTCACTGAACATTTCTAAAGCAGCACCGCCCCGACATCACGTCGAGACGGTGCTTTTTGTTGAGGGATATTACATTTTGGCTCTTACGGACGAATGTCGATAACTGTTAATATCCGCACAAACTATTATAGATTCTATCGGAAACTCTATATATAAGGTTTTTTCTTCGTGTGTGTATGCACAAAGAGTGGCATTATAAGCGCAAAGTTACCGGTTGTCAAGGGATAAAACAAACATTCATAGAGCGAGTTATGCACACCTCTCGGCGTCCTCCGTCGTCACCCCCGCGCCCCCATAACAGGAAGAATGGAGAAGGTGCAGCCGTGCCAGTGTGCACCTCGGCACGCCGGAGTTTCTACCTTGCGAGGGGGCAGGGGGGAACGCGCCCTCTTTCTACCTTCGCAAGTTGGGATATGTGTTTGTTTTTCAGCGTTTTATGTTCCACGTGAAACAATCCTATAATTATTTTTTTCTCGCGCTCAATAAGTATAAAAAAAAGAGTACATTTGTGCAGAGTGGCCGTTTACATTTGTAAATCAGTCTTTTAGAGCCGCACAAATTCCGTACAATTAGGCACTCTTGTTACAAGAGTACAAACTTCGATAGGGTCTGCACGATTTCTGCACAATCCGCACTTTTGAAAGTGCCACATAACACGCTGATATAGTGTGTTATGCGTATATCTGCACAAAAGTACGTACAAAAACCGACCTGCTGGCGAGTTCGGTGCAAACAATCACCGACACAATTTCGGTGTTTGTTAATGCAAATTCTTAATAATATCTTAAAATTTCGTAACTTTGCACCATCATTATCACCTCTTTAACCTCCTTCTGCACATGTCCCAGTATTGCATTTACATTGATGTCCCCGACTATCTTGACCAGTGGCTCAGGCATGACTACTGGAATCCGACCACTCAACGTGTCGAATTCGAGCGCGGCAGCAATATCCATTCAATACTCTCGACGTTCCTTCGGAAGGAGCCTCGAGGTTTTGAGCAGGGAGACGTGTCGGGCCTCCTTCCCATAGAGGTCCCGACATTTAAGGGTATGAACCCGGATCAGCACAATTTTCTCGGCCATGCCGGGAAAAAGGCTCTCATCTCGGCGATCAAGCGAAATTTCAAAACGCTAATTGACCGCGAGCTCTCCGTGTTCAATAATCAGGACGTGACAATCATCGACATCATATATGCTTTCATGGAGATGCACGGCATCGACAACAACGCCAAAAACCATGAGGCAATCCGCCAAATGTTCAAGCGACAGCGCGATAAGAACATTAAAACCAATGGCGTTAAATAAAGTTAAATTTCATTGACTAACGCATTGATTTTTACCAAACTGACCCAAACCGACCAAAACGCCCAAAACGCCCGCCCATGTCTACTAACACTCTCCCCGGTATCGTGAAAATTCAAATCGTGCGCTGCTCCGACATTCAGCCTCATGCTATGCAGATGTCGATGTGCGGAGCATTAGTCGCTCTGGCGTTACCAGCCGAGACGATTAAATTCTACGGAGTGCCCTCCTTGAAATGGACTGGCTCGCCCCTCAATGGCGGCCCTGAGGAAAAATCCACGCTCGAATTTTCAACCGCCGACAAGCTGCCTGAGGGCGTGCATATCGCCTTTGTCGTTACCACGGCATCAGGGAAACAGTGTCTCATCGGCACGCGCGAGCCCAAATATCCAAAGATTTCTTACTCCGAGACTACCGGTGCTCCGGACGGCGATGCCGCTCTCCGCACTTATAAAATCACGCACGTCGCCCCAAAATCAGTGCTCCCGTGCGTTTTATAGTCTTTTAGCGGCCCCACAAAGGCCGCTAATTTTGTGGCATAATTCATTACAGAACTATGCCTAAAAACTACAACCTCTTCCTGAAGGGTGGAGTCGGCGATTGGGATTTCAACGCTGACATGGTTAACTGGGTTCTTGACAAACACAAGGACTCGGAGGTGCATGTTCTTATTGACAGCCTCGGCGGCTACACCAACGAGGCGGTCTCTATTTCTTCTCTCTTCAAGTTGCACGGCAACGTCCACGTCCATTTCGTAGGCCACAACGCCTCCGCTGCCACGATCGCCGCCATGGGCGCCAAGCGTGTCACTATTGACGAGGACGCTGCCTTCCTCGTGCACAAGTGCCTTTATCCTGTAATGGAATGGGCGTACATGAACGCTGATGACCTTGACGAGCATATCAAAAAGCTCGAAGGCATCAAGAAGGACAATGAGACCATCGACAGCTGTGTAGCCGGTATGTATGCCCGCCGCTGTAAAAAGCCGAAAGAAGATCTGCTCGCTCTGATGAAGGTGGGCGGCTGGCTTACACCAGAGCAAGCCCTTGAATGGGGCTTTGTCGATGAGATTACTCACTATACCGATGACGAGAAACCCGAACTCACCGAGGCGACAATCAGCTCGCTCTCGGCTGCCGGTATTCCGCTCCCTCCCAACATCAGCAAGAAGAAGGGCTCCATCATGGAGCGCTTTCTTGCCTTCCTCCAATCTCCATTCTCTAACCAGGCACCCGACAACGACACCGAGGGCGCCCCAATTCAATCACCAATCATGGCAAAACTCACAGCTCTTTCCGCACTCCTGGGGTGTGCTCTCGCTCTGGCCGACAACAAACTCTCCCTCTCGGAAGAGCAGGCCTCGAAAATCGACGAAACCCTGGGCGAAAACAAGAAGACTATCGACTCGCTCAACTCGGTCGTAGCCGACAAGGACAAGACCATCGCCGAACTCCAGTCCTCGATTGCCGAAAAGGACAAAACCATCGCCGAGCTCAAAAAGGAACCGGCATCGTCCACCGGCGACGTCGTCGACGAGAAAAAGGACGACGACCCCTATGCGCCCGTCTCTCAGGCCGACGCTCTGGCAGCCTCCAAGGCTTTCCTTGAATCAACAATCTAATCATCATCAACCCTCTCTCCAATGGCACAAATTAAAATCGATGCCTCTGTCCTCGAGGACTATCAGAAGACCGCAGTCAAATGGCAGCCGACACTGCTCGACCTGCCTATCCGTGCGGCTATGGACGTCCTCAAGTTCATGCACGGCATCACCGGCCTCCGTGGCAAAATGAAACTCGGCGAGATCAGCGCCGACTCGCAATTCGCCCCCTTCAAGAAGACGCGCAAGTCTGACGCGGACGTAAATATCTCTTACCGCGAAATCGAGACATTCCTCGGTAACGTGGTCGAGGAATTCGCCCCCGTCGATTACGCTTTCCTCTCGATGGGCTACGATGACCCCATTCTCGGCGAAAAAATCAAGAATGCGTCCACAACCGCTCTCGTGCTTTTCCACCTCGCAAAAGCCCGCGGTCAGCACATCGCCCAGGCTGTGCTCACCGGCATCCGCAACGAGGACGGCGACACCACTCTTGACCTCTGCGACGGCCTCGTCACCATCGCCAAGAAGGAAATCACCGCCGGCAAAATCTCGGCAGCTAACGGTAACTATATCAAGCTGACCGACGCTTTCACCATGTCCAACGCTTGCGACCTCATCAAAGAAGAGGTTGTCTTCAAGCTGAATCCCTTCCTCCGTCGCGAGAACAACGTACTGCTCTGCGACCCCGAACTCGTCGACATGTACAACGAGTCGTATCAGTCCACCCACGCAAATCTCAACTACAACACGGCCTACAATCAGCCCTTCGTCGAAGGCTCGTCTAACCGCCTCACCCTCGTCGGCGTTCCCGAAATGGCCGGTCAGAAACATCTTATCCTCACTCAGAAGGATAACATGTGGTGGGCTACCGACAACAAGAGCGACGAGTCCTTTGTCGACATCATGCGCAAAGACCACTACACGCTCTCTTCGGCTGCCAACATGTTCCTCGGCACCCAGTTCCGCTCGATCGACAAGCGCCGTCTCTGCATCATCGAGACAGCGGCCGCCGCAAACGCCTAACCCCTAATCTCTCCAGAACATGAGCAAGTGTACTTCCATTCTCAAAAACATGGACTGGTGTCAGGGTAAGCCCGTGCTCCCCGGTATTCGCCGCAGAGCATGGATTGCCGCCGCTGATGAAGTGGCCTCTTGGCCCGACTTCACCCGCGACGAGCTTGGCCGACCGACCACTTCAGTCTACAAGGGCAATTTCGTGCTCAACGAAGGAGCCAAGTTCCTTGTCATCGACCATCTCGCCGACAAGGCCGAACCCAAGTCTGACCCCCAGGGCGAATTCCCCTCGCAGACCTTCAACAATCAGCTCACTCTCGTTCACCCCGAAGTGGGCCCCGAGGCTACCGCTGCCATCACTCCCTTCCTGAACACGGAGGTCGTGGTCATCATCGAAGACATGTATGGCCGTTACCGCGTGTTCGGCTCCAAGAACTGGCCCGCGAAGATTGCTCCTTCTCAGGCTCTCGGCCAGGGAGCGACCGGCACTTCTTCGACCACTCTCACCGTGACCGCCGCCGACGAGGTTTCCATGCCGTTCTACGAGGGCGAAATCCCCACCGAAGACGGCACGATCAACGAAGGTGCGGCCGGCGAAGCCTGATAGCCTGCTCGATGGTGTGGCCGACATTCTCGCAGATGTCGAGCCACTTACCACCGACCCGGCTCTCGGGGATATCAAGCCGAAGCATGACATCTTCTCCGTTGAAAGTCGCAAGTCATGGGATAAATCCACGGAGGCTCGCTGTAACTTCGATTTCCGCCCGAGGATAACCCCTCGTGCGGGGCTCTGGTTCCTCTCCTTGTGGCAAAAGTCCATGATGGGCAGAACTCTCACCGAAATTAAGTCCGACCCGGCTGAAATTCCGCATTTTGCGGAGGCCGTGTCGGACTTTCTTTCTAAAGTGCTCGGCCCGTCGCTATCTTCCGGCCACTGGTGCATCTGCACCTCCCCGAAGAGGCGACACAAGGAAAGAAATTTTGCCTCTCTTATTTGCATGGAAATTCACGAGAGGCTTAAAATCCCTTTCTATGAAGATGTTGCTTTTTGCCACAGCCGTCAACGCATCAATGCCGTGTTCACTCTCAACCGTCTGCCCGAAGAGCCTAACGTCATCGTCTTCGACGATTTCGTTACTACCGGCTCAACGCTCAGAGGTATGCACGAACTACTTTTGCCGTACAACAAACCCCTGCTGTTTATCGCAGGGATAAACAACAAGTTATGATTGAACTCGAACTGACATCGAAAATTCAGGAATGGCTCGACACCGACCCTGACAAAAGAGACGTTTTGGCCGGCGCCATGCTGCTCAAACGCATCAACCGCAACCAAATCCTCTACAACAACATCGTCCGTAATCCTGCGGCCAAAGCGTCGCTCCTGGAGTATCACTTAAAGCGAATACTCAAAACACGCCTCATTGACACCACTCACGAGGAAGTGAAACGCATGATGGTTCAGGTCGATGCTATCTCACAGCAGCGTGGCCTCGACCGTCAGGAACGGACTCCGTTCCAGAACGGCAAGCGCTCCGACCATGACGAGCTGCCCGACGAAGTCAAACAGCTCTATGTCGACAACGCCGACATCATGCGCCGTATGCGCGAGGCTCACACTCGCCTCCGAATGATCAATCCGCAGAACTCCACTTGCCCCGATTCCGACCGATATCCTTTCGCCAAGGCTATCATCGAGTATGACCGCCAGTACCGCGACAACTGGAATACCTATGACCACTATGTCAAAGGCACTCCTTTCGCCGCTACCGTCAAGGCTATCGACGCTCGCACAGCGCAGAAGAATGTGGTCAAGACCCTCAATCTCCTGCTCGGCAAATATATGAAGTCCCCATCGGACGCTGCCGCCGAACGTATCCGCACCATCTATGCCACTGTCGCAAATCCTTCGGACTCGCTCCGGGCAAAAATGCAGGCCGCTGACCTCTTATGAAACACTCCGAGATTATAACCACCGTCCTTAAGCCTCTGGCCGAGAACCCTAATCAGGCATATCTGAGCGATATGCTGCAAGTCGCTGACGTGCTTACTTGGATTCTCGGCCAGTCCGGCCCGGCTCATGTGCAGATGACATCGTTCTCAATCTCGGAGGAATTCCTTCGCAGGATATTTTTCATCGAGAAGGACGGCCTCATTCAGTCGCTCGACATCGTGCTTGACTTCAAGGCCACAAATAAGACTCTTATCCTGTGGCCGTTCATCGCTCAGACTGTGCAGAGCTGCTATCTCGCGTCCAATCATTCCAAAATCCTGCTCGTGCATAACGACACCATGTGTGTCTCAGTGATCATGTCGCAGAACCTCACTCGCGGCAACCGCTTTGAGTCAGGGTTCATCTCCACTGACCCGGCTGTGTTCATCGCCCTGCATGAGCAAGTCAACCACCTCATTACTCACCAATCAGTTCCGTTCCATGAAGTATTCGCAAGAGCAATTAACCAAAATTGAGCAGTTCGCTATGCTCTACACAAAGCCCTCCGAAATTGCTATCTTCCTCGACGTCCCCGAGGAAGAGTTCAAGGCGGACATCAATTCCGAAGGACACCCGGCCCGCAAAGCCTACATCAAGGGCAAACTCTCGCAAAAGCTCGAGATTCGCAAACAGATGGCCACTCTCGCACGTGTCGGGTCGCCCGCCGCGATCGAGATGTCCGAAAAGGCTTTGCTCGATATGGAAGACGACGAATAACGCAATTTATCGCAATTTATCCCAATTTACGATAAATTGGAATAATTGTGCTCATAAAATCCTCTCTCTCAATGGCTAATTTACCATCTCCGCTCGAGGTTTGCAAGGTTGACCTCCTTGCCTCCGACGATGAGCTGCGCGAAAAATATCCGCTCGCTCTCGCCGAGCGCGTTATGCGTCTGCGCGAAATGTATAACTACTGGCTCAGCAACCCGTCCATGAAGGACAGGCAGCTGCGTGATGCCATCATGTCTCGTTACAATGTCTCGCAGTCTACCGCCTACAGCGACATTAACATCATTCATCAGCTCGTGCCGTTGCTCTCTCAAAAGTCGAGAGACTTCCACCGCACCCGCTACAATGAAATGATCCTTGAAACATACGCCATGGCCAAAGCCCGTAAGGACACGAAATCCATGGAGCGAGCCGCCACGTCTTACGCAAAGTATAACCGTGTCGACCTCGAGGACGAAATGGCCATGCCTTATGACGAGATTGTTATTCAGCCGTTCTGCGCCACTCTCGACGTTCGTGTGCTCGGCCTCAAACCTATTCCCGATGTCTACAACCACATCGCCAAGCTCACAAAGGAGCTGTCTCGTGATTTTGTCGACATCGATGACGTGGAATTTGAAGAGGCCGACCTTGAAGAAGATAAATTGTTCCCCGAAAAAGCCCCTGAACTCGATGCTACTGACGAACCCTAAGGCCACGCCTACATACTTCAACCGCCCGCAGCTCATGGCGCAATACGTCGCCGCCCGAAAGACGGTCATCGTTGCCGGCCGTCGTACTGGCAAGACCGACTCAATCGCCGCTCCTTATGCCCTGAAGATGATGCAGAGAATGCCCGGCTCCACCGGCGGCATTGTTGTGCCTACATTCAAGCACGGACTCACAAACACCCTCCCGGGATTGTTCGCCGCTTGGCGCCGTTGGGGCTATAAGAAGGGCGTTCACTTCGTCGTAGGCCGTCGACCGCCTAAATCTTTCAAGCAGCCTATCACCGACCCGGAAGACTGGGAGCAGATTATCTCCTTCTATAACGGGTCTATCGCCGTCATTCTCTCGCAGGACCGCACCGGTGCGGCCAACTCGCTCACGCTGTCCTGGATCCTCGTCGACGAGGCCAAGTTCATCGACCCGGTAAAGCTCTATCAGGAGACTTTCCCGGCGAATGGCGGCATCAAGACACATTTCTGCCGGCACTCGTATAACCACGCCTCTCTCATACTCTCCGACATGCCGCAGAGTAAGAAAGGTTCTTGGTTCCTCGAGTGCGAGAAGGAGATGAATGTCGATGTCATCGAGGCTATCGAGGCCGGAGTCTATGAAATTTGGCGCATCAAGCAGAAAATCCTCGAGATGCGCAAAAACGGTGTCGAGCCTCCTGCCTATCTCCGCAACCATCTGCGCCGCCTCGATGCCAATATAAACAAACTCAGGGCCACGGCTACATATTACCGTGAATATTCCTCCGTGGAAAATATCGAGCTGCTTGGTGAACAGTATCTCCGCGACATGAAACGTGACCTCACGCCGCTCACGTTCCAGACCTCTATCATGTGCAAGAAAATCGGCATCGCTCGCGATGGCTTTTACTCGTCCATGAAAGAGGATCACAAGTACAACGACAGCGATTTCGAGTACCTTGACACTCTCGGCTACGACTACGAGCCATCGGCCTTCGACTCCAGGGCTGACCGTGATGTCAATCCATACGCCCCTATCTGCATTGGCATGGACTACAATGCCAATATTAACTGGATAGTGGCCGGACAGCCCGACGAGCGCCTTGGCCGTCTCAATGTCCTCAAATCTTTCTTCGTGAAGTATCAGCGGAAACTCCCCGCTCTGATCGGGGAGTTCTGCCAATACTACGCCCACCACCGCGAGAAATCCGTAGTATTTTACTACGATACCACGGCGTTAGGCTCCAACTATGCCGTCAACGATATCGACTTCCGTTACACCATCATTCAGGAATTCGAGCGACATGGGTGGCACGTCAACCCGGTTCCCCTTGGTAACCCCATGCGCCACGATGAGAAATACCATCTCATCAATAACGGTTTCGCCGGGAAAAACCGCCTCACCCCTTATTTCAACCGCCAAAACAACGATGACCTCATTCTTGCAATCCAGTCGGCCGGCGTTGAACGCGGCCGCCTCGGTTTCCGCAAGAATAAGGCCGGAGAAAAACTCGCGGAGTCCGAGGAAGACCTTCTCGAACACCGCACCGACGGCACGGACGCTTTCGACACCCTCTATATCGGGTGTGAGCGCCGCCCCTGTTCCGGCGTTGTTTTGGTCGATACTGGCGGCGTCATGTAGCTCGCCTTGTCTTTTCTCCCTCCACCTCTCATCACTACATTTGCATCACAATAACCAATCAATCACTCTCTCCCATGCCTCAGACAGCACCCTCTTTCAAACGCAAGATGACGGCTCAGTCCATTCTGGCCTTCCTCCTTGTAGTATTCGGCATGGTCGTTGTCATGATTGCACTCTACATGCCGCCGATTGGTGAGATTCACCCATCAGTCATTACGGTTTTCGGTATGCTCCTTGTCGCTGCCGGTGCTTTCCTGGGCATCGACCTCAATGTTCAACTCAAATCTTTTATCGAGGCTCTGCATGAGCACGAGCGCGATAAAAATAAAACCAATTAAACCCTTTGAACTACGCCTCGCAGAATTGCACAGTCGCAATGCTCGGCACGTCAAGAATCTCCGGGTCTTTTGCGATGATCAAAACCGTTTCTCTCGCCTCGACCCCGAAGACCAGTCTTTAATCCTTCAGCAACTCGAACACATGTCTGCTCTCGACAATATTCTCGAGCAGCGTATGCGTCGACTTAAAATCCCTGTCTAATGGAAACACTCCGTTTAGGTCATCGTTGCAACGACGTCAAACTCTTGCAGAGTTTACTGTCTCTGCATCAGGACGGCATCTTCGGCCATATCACCGAAGAGGCAGTTAAGGAATTCCAGTCGGAAAAAGGCCTCTCGGCCGATGGCATCGTAGGCCCGAAGACTTGGGCTGCTCTTGGTTTTAAGAAACACATGCGCCCAATCTCAAAAATCATCGTCCACTGTACGGCCACGCCCGAAGGACGCGATTTTTCGGTCGAGCAAATCCGGCAGTGCCACCTCGCACGCAATTTCTCCGACATCGGATATCACTACGTCATCTACCGCGGCGGCTCAATCCATCAGGGCCGCCCCGAAGAAACTGTCGGAGCACACTGCACAGGGCAGAACACTTGCTCAATCGGCGTGTGCTATGTCGGCGGAGTTACCGCTGACGGTAAAACTCCCAAGGACACACGAACTCCGGCACAGCGCAAGGCTCTGCGTGAGCTCGTGGATTCTCTTCGGAAAAAATATCCAGGTGCCACCGTCCACGGCCATTATGAATTTGCAAACAAAGCATGTCCCTCTTTCCTCATATGCGACTTGTAATCTTCCTCTCAATCCTGCTGCTGTTCGCCTCTTGCCGCAGCCACAAGGAGGTGCAGCGCGAGGTGGTTGACACTTCCCACGTCGAAGGCCAGATCCAGGCATCAAGCGACTCCGCCGCTACCGTGCTTGACCTTCTCCGTTCTGCCTCCGACATCGACCTCTCGGGAATCACCGTCAACTTCTTCCCGCCTTACTCTCTCCACCCTTATATCCGTGCCGTCCCCAAGTCAATCCATATTGACAAGGCGCACGTCAAAGAGACTTCCGACGCTGCCACGCTCAAGTCTACAGAGGTCATCGACAACGAGTCTGTAAATCTCCGAGCCGATACCACGACCGAGTCTAAGCAGGAAACTACGTCCGACGTTAACGCTTTCTCTCCGCCGGGCTACGTTCTCGTCTTCTCAATCCTTATCGCAATCGTGTTAGTTAGCACATTCGTTTATTTCAAATTTTTCCACAAATCTTAAACATGGCACTCTGTACTGACAAAAAGGGCTTTGACAAAATCTACCACCTCATTCTGGGGGGTGTCATCTGCCTTATCGTTGGAGTCATAGTGGCTCATACCCCTCCGCACATGCCTTGGCTTACTGTCGGCATCGCTCTCTCTGCGGTTCTCGTAGCGGCTGTATGCTGGGAGTTCTACCGTAAGCGTAAACTGCCCGGAAACCATATCTGCGTTTGGGATATCCTCTGGACTCTCGCCGGCGGTTTTGCTATCTGCTGGCTCCCATGGCTCGCTGCCTACCTTCTGGCCATCGACGGCTGACGCTCATTCTTCTCTCTCCCTCTCTCCACAGGTCGTTCTCGGTTCTTCCGGGGGCGACCTTTTATTTTGGGTCTATTTTTACGCAAAAACGCATTTTAAGCCTGTTTCTTCACCCTGAATCCCCTTATTTTGTCGAAAATCTACAAATAGACCGATTTTTTTCTTCTTATTGAGTCCCCCTGCGGGTCGGGCTTTCATGCTGCGCACCGAGCCTAAGGTCTCGGCCAAAAGGTTTCAATCCCTGACTTATTACTCTTGCCCTTTATTGATTTCTGCTCCGCAACGGCAACTATGACCCTCCGGGCTGATCATACCAAAGGTTTTTCGCTCCATGTCCTTGCCACCGGGATTTGATTTGGACGCTATTCACATCGCGAAGTTAGGGCAGACAAGCACCCTGCAAATTGAGATACACTTCCGCTGAAAAATCATCCTCATTTCACTCCGGTATTTTTCGCTCCAAATTTGCCTTATGGTGCTTTCGTCCACCCTCATTCTGCAATGTAAAAGCTAAATCAAACTCGATAACAAGGACGAAAAATGGAACAAAAAATCAAAGATATGACACAGCCCTACGGCTCACAGCAGCCTGAAATCAACAAAGAGCAAGAGCTTGTAAAAGCTGCTCACCTCTCCTCCAATCCGATAAATGGTCGCCTAAAGGCCAACAATGGCACGGCACATTTTGAGGTAGAAGTCGAAAATGCCTTTTTCCGTGTGTTTTTCGGCATTAAGTAACAATCAGTCAATAACACAAAAAATCATCTATTATGACACAGACAGCCACCACCGCATCAGCCGCTAACCTTTTCGCCGCAGCCGCCACTCTCCCCAATCCCGTATGCGTTACAGCGTTCATCGCTCCGCAGTCGCTCATCGAGCTCTCACTTTATGCTGACGGCACAAAGGCTGTAGCAGATGGCTAAGCCGTAGCCCCTGCCGTCATCAGCGTCGGCACATATATGTCGGACCGCTCAATATGGCACATCTGCAATTTCACCAATGCCGCCAATGCCCTCAATTACGCTTTTATGCTCAAAGGCGAAAATTGCCCCATCTCTAAAAATGCCTTTGCGCTCTTGCAGGCTGAAATCAAGCGCACAGGCGCGGTCAGCTCTCGCGCTAAGGCTCGCCAAGAGGCTAAGGCCAAAGAGGAGGCCGAGGAAAAGGAGCGAGCCGAACAAGAGGCTAAAGACAAGGCCAAAGTAGAGGAGGCCGCCAAGCCTAAGCAAATTGTCGAGGCCATTACTGCCGTCCCCCTCATGAAGCAATATGAGGAAATGAAGAAGAAACACCCCGATGCCGTTTTACTTTTCCGCTGTGGCGATTTTTACGAATGTTTTGGCGAGGATGCCCAAAAGGCCTCGGACGTCCTCGGTATCACTCTAACCTCTCGCGCCAATGGCAAGGCCGATAAAATCTACCTCGCAGGTTTCCCCCACCATGCCCTCGACACATATCTCCCCAAATTGGTAAGAGCCGGCCACCGTGTCGCAATTTGCGAACAGCTCGAAGCACCTAAGACAAAAAAAGTCAAGCGAGCTAAAAAGTCCTGACCGAAAAGTTGCTCACCTCATAATTGGGGTGAGCAGCCTTCAGGGCAACCGCGAGCCGTTTGTCTTTTACCGAGGCTCTATCTCTCAATAATTTTGCGCCATGGCAACTACGATTATAAACCCTCCTGACCAATCCTCTCCTGTCCTTACATCGGATTTGTACTCCGTAAAGGCTCGCACCGACAAAACAAAGGTTTTGGTCGAGATTGTGCGCGACCCCGGCGGTGAGATTGACAAATTTTTCTCTACCACACTTTATCCGCATGACGGTGTGGTAGAGCTGTTCGACATAGGCTCGCTCATCGAGGAACGCTTCCGCTCTAAAACCCGTCTTTGGGACACGATGGAAATCCGTATTGATGGAGTAGTGGCCGAATTTGTGGCTCTTTATTGTGAGTATTCTCTTGACCCTGGGTTTGACTATACGCAGTGTTTCCTTTGCGCTGCCGGTGCTTCTATCGTCCACCGAAACTCGGCTATTTCCCTTGCTCATTGGGGCAATGGCTCTAACGAGTATCGGGTGCAAATCGTCGGAATTGATATTGAAGGAAACACAGCAGCCGTCGAGAAAACATTCACTAAAAACGCCTGTTCTAACCACGTTTCGTTCTCAGTCAATGACATTATCAGTTTCGCTCTAAATCTGACCGACGAGGAAACCGGTGACTCGCTTGAAAAAGTCTCCTATTTCTCCATTTCTTACGGCTCAATGCAGAAACTGTTTTATGTCGTCGACCACCCGTTTTTCCTCACTTTCGGCTTCCGTAACATGTTCAACGCTTACGAATACATTGATGTCGTTGGCGTGGTGACTCGAAAAACCAAATTTGAACGTGACACGGCAGTTTGCTCCGGTCGGGCCAAACAGTACAACCAATCAGTCGAACGCTCCTATGAAATGCAGACCGGCCCGCTCACCGATGAGCAGATCCGCGAAGTGGAACAGCTCATCGGCTCGCGTGATATTCAGCTCTGCGCTTCTGGCTTCGACTACGACATAATCATTACTGACCACTCTGTCGAGGTTGATAACGATAATGAATCGCTATCCTCGATAAAGTTCACATTCCGTTTTGTCGGAGAGCGACCTGTGTTGATTGCCGATGATCTTGGCGCACTCATGCCGTCGCGCAGCCATATCTTCTCACATGAATTTACCGCTGAGTTCGCATGAAGAAAGCTATACATATCTCTCAGGCTCTCGCTATGCTCAACCGTGGAGAGCGTGTCTCTCTCAGGGTCGTTACCGTCAAAGGCAAAATTCTACCTTGTGAGGACGTCATCTCTCTGAGCTTTGACCGATACAAGGGAACACGCTCTATAAAATTCGTTCGCTCCGGCCAAATCCGTACTATTCATGACGTCTGCATTATCGGCATTGACGATTTTGACGTATATCTTTAAATCTTCCCCTCTCTCCCAATGAAAAAAAATAATAAACCAACCACCGGGTCGCAGCTCTCCGGCAATGGTCACTTCTACGACACCTTCTCAGTCCATCAGGTCCCGCATACCAATGTCAGGGCCGCTATCGTGACAAAGACAACTACTGTCTTTCGCGAAGCCGATGACCTTAACATCGCCACCGCCCATGATAAGCAATACGTTACATGGGGTGCCGATGACATGCTCCCTTACAATCTCATTGACTTGATTGAAAAAGATGAAACCCTCTCGACCTGTCAGATATTTAACGCTGAGGTCTGCTATGGCAGCGGCCTTAAATACTGCACGGAGGAAGCGTCACCGGCTGTCAAGTCGGAGGTCGAGGATTTCCTGCTCGACAATCCTATGCCCGACTATTTCCTCGGCGTCTGTCAGGACTTCAAGCACTTCAATTTCGCTGTATCGGTCATAATCCTTAACGATGATGGCAACAAAATTGTAGAGCTTCACCGCAAACCGGCATGCTATTGTCGGTTCTGCCCGGCTGATGAGAAAACAGGTCGCATTACTAAGGTGCTGTTCGCTCCGTTCCGCAGTCTCTCACAGTCCGACACGGTAGAGGAAATTGAATTGCTTGACCCTCGCTCTCCATGGAAAGACCTTCAGCAGCGCATGGGCCTGAGGGCAACCCGCGGGAATAGTGCCGGAGAGAAGATCTCCAAGACCCGCAAGTTTGCTATCCTGTCGAGATTTCCCGGGGTCGACTCTATGTACTATCCGATTCCGCACTATGCCGCTTTGTTCAAAGGCAGTTGGTACAACATTAAGCGGCTCATCGGGGAGGCGAAGATGGCTAAGCTCAAAAACGCCGCCCCTATAAAGTACGTCATTGAGGTCTCGCCCAGGTATTGGGATAATCTTTTCGCCAATCAGCATATCATCGACCCCAAGAAGCAGGAGGAGCTGATGAACGAAAAGAAACAGGAGATGTTGGAGTTCCTTACCAACGTGGAAAACACCGGCTCTGTACTCTTTACGCCTAAGAGTATTTCGCTTGACGGCAAGGGCGAGACGGCTGACATCACAGTCACCTCTATCGACAGCAAGACCAAAGAGGGCGGCGACTGGGAATCTGACATCGCCGAGGCCGTGAACATGGTGTGCTTTACTATGCGTGTGCATAGTAACCTCGTTGGCTCTGTGCCGGGAAAGGCTCAGACCAACAACTCCGGGTCTGACAAGCGCGAACTTTATACTATCGCTCAGGCATTGCAGAAGCCTTATCACGATATCCTGTTTCTGGTCCACCAGATAATCATCAAATTCAACCGCTGGAAAGGTGTCCATGTCGACTGCCCGTTCATTCAGCTCACCACTCTCGACGAGCATACTGACGCAAAGGAAGTAACCACAAAATCAGATAAGAATGAAAACATCGGAAATGACAATGACTAACGCGGAGCTGCGTTCTCTTATCCCCAATGTTATTCACGAGGTCGAGGGCGAGTCGCTTCTTATAGACAAACTCGCCCCGTGGCTTGCCTCGGCGAATAAGTGGCTTACCGACAATTTTGTCGGTGAAGATTACTCTCTGCCGGAGTCGCTTTTGCCTCTCACGAAGAAAGTCATCGTGTTCAAGGCTTTTGCTGACGCCGTGCCCTCTCTCGATGTCACGCTCAGCCCTGCCGGTTTTGCTGTTATCAATACCGATGGCAGGGCACCGGCCTCTAAGGAACGTGTCGAGAGACTGATTGCCTCACTCCTTTCTACGGTGGACGCCAATGTGCTCCCGTTCATAATCAATTTACTCAAATATGCCGACTACCGTTCTACTCGCATGGGGCAATACTGGCTCGGCACGTTCATGTATGGCCTCGATGACGCGATGGCCAACAAAAGGGATAAGGACCTGTTGACCACTTATCGCTCTATGCGCGATAGTGCCCTCCGTTTTGAAACGGAGTTGTCGCAGGATTATCTCGGCAAGGAAGTGATGAAGCACCTCCGCCTCGCTCGCTACGCTATGCCTTCCGATGATTGTACTTTGGTTATGTGCGATTTGATCCGTCGGGCCGAACTGCGTTACATCGCCTCTCATGCGCGCGACCAAAAGGCTAAGTGCCCTGACAACCATGAGGTATGGCATCTTGCGCAGCCTATTCTCCGCGAACTCCGATATTGGCCGGAGCTCCGCGATATGTGGGAGGCTGAAATGGGTGAGGAGTTCGCTGTCAAACCTTTCAAAAATACCGTAAAGGGCGGTTTCTATTTCTGATGGCTGCTGTTGTGAATGTCAATGTGCCTAAGGGGTGGGCGGAGCTGTCTCAGCATCAACTCCGCTTCCTCCTTACGGCTATGGTGGCCGTAAATCTTGGCAACAAGAATGTCGGCTACCGCTCTCAGGAGGACTATGCCGCACAGACGGCCGCACAAGTGCAGACATTGTGCTTCTTCAAATGGTCGGGGCTCACTGTCGTTTGCCCCTATGACTCCGGCTACCTCGTGCGCTCCGGCGACATGGAGTTTATGTTGTCGGCCGAAACGGTGGCCGCTGCTCTTTCTCATCTTTCCTGGACTAAGGAACTGCCACAGGAACCTGTCCGCCTCGATTCCGTTGACGGTGCAAACGCTATCCCGGCAGACATTTCTTCGGGCCTCTCATTCGACGCTTGGCTCGCTTGCGAGACCCAGTGGCAGCGTTATCAGTCCAACCCCGATGACGCTTTGCTTCGCCAAATGGCTTAAATTCTCTACAACAAGGAGAATATCAGCCTGACACCGGCTGAAACGCTCGGTGTATTCTACTGGTGGGCAGGTGTCAAGAATCTTGTCTCGGCTATGTTTCCAAATTTCTTCAAAAAAGTGGGTGGCGACTCCGAAGCCGAACCTCCTTCTTATGACGAACTGCGACGAAACATCGACGCTCAGATCCGTGCGCTCACTAAGGGCGACATCACAAAGGAGAAGGAAATTCTATCTCTTGACGCTATGCGAGCACTTACAGAGCTTGACGCTCAGGCTCGCGAATATGACGAAATACGTAAAAAGTACCCTGCAACATGATTGACTCAAATTTCAACTGGAACGCGGCAGCCTTCTTTGAACGTCTGACCGGACTTAACCGCTTCGCTAAGGATAACGCCTACCGCTTTTCCCGTGTGTCCTCTCTGGGTGGCTTCCATGACGCTCTCGGCTCTATGACATCGACACAGGCTTTTGTCGCTGTCAGCGATACATCGCAGGGTGGTCTTGACATCGAGAACACACCGCACACCCGTAGGGTCAAGACAGTGTTTCTCGCCAAACGTCATGCCGTCGACGACATGAAGGCTCGCGAGCGATGTATGGATAATATGCGGGAGCTGTTCCGTCAGTTTATGTCGGTGCTCCTTCAGGAAAAAACACGGCTCGAAGAAAACAATATCTACATCGACCCCCGGATTTCATTCACTGAGATTGACCGCTATTTCTTCACCGGCTGTGCCTGCGCTTTCTTCCATATTGCCGTCGATACATATACTGACCTCTCATTCAATCCTGACGAATGGCTGACCCAAGATCTGACTCAGTAGACGCTCGCCGAAAGTTTGTCGAGGCGTGGAATAAAACAATGATTGACATTTGGCAGGAGCGTATTTATAAGCTCAACGTCATGGACACCGGCTCGTTGTGGCGTTCTCCGTTGGAGCTGCCGGTTCAGGCTGACGGGCGGTTCTACGACATTACTTTGTCGCAGAATTTCCTCGAATATGGCTTGTGGCAGGACCTCGGGGTCGGCCGCGAACTCCGTCATGGAGATTATGAGCTCAACAAGGAGTATATTGAGAACCATGGCCGCAAACGTACGCCGCGCCGATGGTTCTCGATCAAATACTACTCCTCGGTTATGCGTCTCCGCGATTTTATGGCCGAATCCTTGGGCGACGAGTTCAAATCCATGTTCTGCGCGGCCCTTGATTCCGACAATGCAAGGTACGACACTGATTATTACAAAAGCAAGGACTACACGCGCTGATTGTCTTTTAAACCTCTCTTATCACCTCATACTTTTGCCGCATAATTCATCAAATTATGACAGATTTCTCCTCTCTCCAAATCAAAGTCAACGACCTCAAGGCTAAGGTGGCTCAAAACTCCATCACTCCGGCTTACCTTGGGGCGTTGCTCGATGACTTCATCGCTCAGATGAAGGCTATCGACATGACCGGCATGAGCGATGATGTCAAAACGGCTCTGAACAATTCCAGAACTGCGCTCCAGAATGCACAGTCGGCATTGAACAAAGCCGGTAGCGCGGAAACTTCTGCTAATTCCGCGCTGCAGAACGCTCTGTCGGCCATTGAAAAGGCTACTACTGCGATGGAAACCGCCGGTAGTGCCAATTCTAAAGCGGCCTCGGCTCTTTCTACGGCCTCGGACGCTAAAGGTATGGCCTCAAACGCTCAGGACAATGCCAACATCGCCATCGGTCGAGCTGATGACGCTCTCTCTCGCATATCTGCGATTGAGAATAAGGTCGGTCGCGCGGAGGGCATTGCCACTCTTGACGCGAACGGCCTTATCCCCGCTCATCAGTTACCATCATACGTCGATGATGTTGTCGAGTTCAACGGCTTTAATGATTCAATAATAAAGCCTGATATTGAAGATGCCTTGGCCGCTTCCGGCACTGTTGTTTACCTGGCAGCTTCCGACACTTTTGTTTGTCAGACGCGCTCTGATGACGAACTGGCCGTCACTAAGCTTTATTCCAACTGGCCAGGAGCTGACAGCTTCGGCGAGTTATCTCCTGAGGGCCGTGTGCCTGTCTCCGGAAAAATATACGTCGACAAGTCGGCCAACAAGCAGTACCGCTGGAGTGGTTCTACTCTCGTTACTACCGGCTCAGATCTCACCCTCGGCGAAACTGAGCAGACAGCCTATTCCGGAGCAAAGGGCAAACAGCTCCGTAATGACGTCGATGGACTTGCGCACGAGTTGTCGGGGCTCGACGACACTGTGAGGCAGCATGTCGCTGACGTTGGAATCCTTGAATTTCTCGGGTATGTATCTACCGCCAACGATGTCATGAAAGTGTCGGTCGAAGGCGTCTACTTCGCCTCGGAAGACAAAAAATTCGTGTCGCCGGGTAACAACAGGCCCGTATATCCCTCAGCGTATAATATTTTCGACCGGACAGGCACTTGCCTCGCGCCGAGAACTGACCGCATTTTCAGACTTGGTTCTTTCCTATACCGCTTCGACGATGAAGAAAAAAGCCTCGTCGAAATCGGCGGAGGCTCGGCTACGGGTAATGTCATCAACATTCACGAGATTTCTAAGGACTGGAACGCCACAAACCGAGGAGCCGCCGCCGGTAAAGTGCCACTGTCACTCCGTACAGGTGGCCGCAAGATTACTTTCATGTATGCCCCGGGAAAGTGGCAGACATGGCAGTTTACAGGCACTCTCGTCAGCGATTGGGACCTCGACCAGTATTGGCGTCAGGAAATCCGCTCGGTCTCTATTAACGGTGCGGTTCCTCCGGATCCGGACCGCGAAGGTAATGTCGACCTCTCTTTCAATGTCGATGTCGACCAGTCCTTGAACGGCGAGAGCGACAACCCAGTTTCCAACAAGGCCGTCGTTTCTGCCTTCGCCGATTTGGAGTCTACAATTTCCAGGCAGCACTCGTTTGACCCAACCACTCGAATGCTTAATTTCCTCGACTCGGAAGGCAATATCATCGAGGCCGTGAACATTCCCGGTGGCGGTGGTGGCGGTACAACAAACCCCACCGCAATAGAGATTACGGTGCAGTCGGCCATGATTGCCACCGTGAAGGAGGGCGACCCATATACTCTCGAATTCCTGTGGCGACACTATAACATAAACTCTAACCTCGATACTCAGTATGGCGGTACCGCCGAGCTGATTGTTCAGGGCTCGGTCGTTGACCGTAAATCCGTCATTCAGGGCTTCAACACCTTCGATGTCGGCCCATGGCTCCAGCAAGGCATGAACACCGTGCGAATCCGTCTGACTGCTGATGATGGCGTGATTTCCCAGTCACCCAATATCAAGGTCACAGCGGTCACACTCTCGCTCCGCTCGCTCTATGACATATCTACCGCGAATGTCATTGGCTCGCCATTCCAGATACGTTATATCGCCACAGGCTCAGGTGAGAAAAAGGTGTCGTTCCTCGTCGATGATTCCGACGCCGGAACAGAAACCGTCACTTCCTCCGGCTCTACATCGGTGAAAACTATTCCTACAACGGAAATGTATCACTCTGTCCGCCGTGTCGATATGCAGGCTACTCGCGACCTCGGCGACGGCAATGTCCTCGCCTCGGAGCTGCTGTCATTTGATGTCATGATCATCAATCGCGACAGCTACAAGCCTCTTATAGCCCTGGAACGCCCGGCTACCGCTAAGCAATACTCAACAATCGAGATTCCTTTCGCGGTCTATGACCCTGAAGATACTTCGGCTCTTGTGGAAATTTACCTCAATGACGAATTGGTGGAACGTCAGCTCGTCGACCGTTCGCGTCGCTCCTTCTCCTGCCGTGTCAAGGAGTCTGGAGCGCACACATTCACATTCAAGGTGCGTAACTCGCGCCTCTCTACCGAGAACACGGTGACTGTGAATGTTATCCCGGCTGATTATCAGATTAGTGCCGAGACTGACGCTCTCTCGCTTTATCTGTCATCTTCCGGCCGATCCAACAGTGCCGAGAACCGTGCCGACTGGGAGTTCACCTCTGCCTCCGGCATTCACACCAAAGCTCTGTTCTCCGGCTGTGGCTTCGACGCTCAATCCGGTTGGTTGAAGGACTCTGCGGGTCTCACAGCCTTACACCTCGAAAAAGGTGCGCAGTGCTATATCCCGATGAACATCTTCGACACCGACGCCAAACAGCTTGGCAAGACCGTCGAGATTGAATTCTCGGTGAGCAACTGCTTCGACCCTGAGGCTACCGTCATTTCCTGTCTGAGCGGTAATGTCGGTTTTGAAATCAAGGCCCAGGAGGCCGTGATGTCCTCAGCCCTCAAACAGACGGTGAGCTCAACGTTTAAACAGGACGAGCGCATACGTATCGGCTTTCAGGTTGAGCCGGTCAGCGGCACTAACCGTTTCATGTATCTGTTCCTCAAAGGCAAAATGTCGCGTGTCATTCAGTACGACACCAACGACTATTTTGTTCAGAACCCCGCCGTCGGTATCTCGATGGGCCACCCGTCTTGCGAGTTGAACGTCTACAACATTCGTGTTTATGAAAACGTGTTAACGTTCCGCCAGATGGTTGACAACTACATCGCCGATATGGACGACACCGATGTCATGTTCGCGAAGCTCGCCGCCAACGATATTCTCAATGAGGATTCCTCTGAAGCTGAAATCTCTTATGAGAAAGCCGTCGAGAAAATCCCGTGTATCACTTTCATCGGCGAGCTGCCTAAATTCAAGGGCGATAAAAAGAAGAATACGAAAATTATCTATGAGGACCGTCTGCACCCTGAGTTCTCGTTCACTCTCGATCAGGCTCAGAACGACGTGCAGGGCACTTCTTCACAGTATTACCCCCGTAAAAACTGGAAATGGAAGGCCCTTGTCGAATTCATCATGTCGCAGACCGGAGCCTCTGCAAAGAAATATGCTCTCCGTGGCGTCGATGGCTTCGGTAATCTCGTGCCGCAGAAGGCTGTCAAGACTTTCTGCCTTAAAGCTGACTTCGCAGAGTCTTCAGGCTCTCACAACACTGGCGCGGCAAACCTCATTCATGAAGTGCTGAAAGCTGCCGGTATCACCACCCCTATGCAGGAGGTTGACGATACCGTGCGCACAACTATTTACGGTTTCCCGATTCTTATGTTTCATCAGGAGTCAGAGTCGGCCCCGCGCAAGTTCATAGGCAAATATAATTTCAACAACGACAAGTCCACCCATGACACTTTCGGCTTTCAGGATATAAAGGGTTTCAATGCCGGTATGATCAACCGCGATGATTACCTTGTTTGGGAAGGCCCGTTGTCTACATTGCAGGGCAACGCTGACGCTCTGAACGCAGCTCTCGATGATGATATCCCTTATTATCTCATCGAGAATGGTTCTTCCGACGCACTGACGAATCACCTCGTTGCTTATGACGAGGGGGCCGGAGCCTGGGTAGACAAGGGCGAGATGTGGCGATGGGATGCTGACCGCCTCCTTTGGGCGAAGCGCGACGGCTCTACATGTACTCGTGCCGGCGGTATTCTCGACAAGGTCGCTGCAGGAGAATTTGTCGAGAATAATATCGAGTGCTGGGAGTTCCTGAACAATGGCCACCCGATGTGTCTGTTCCACACCTCGGATTATACCTCTACCGTAACCGGATCGGATATCCCTCGCTGGCTCGATTCAGGTTGGCTCCGCTCTGATGACCGAGGCCTCTATGCTCCTTACTGGTGTGGTGCATTTGAGCCGCGCTATCCCGATAATGACGATAACAACCGCCTATACGCTCAGGGCCGTTTGCCTAAGCAGCTCAAACGTGTCACTGACTGGCTCGCCTCGCTCGCTATCAATGACACCACTCTGACCGAAGAAGAAAAGAACGCTAAATCCGCACTCTTTGCCGGGCAGATTAACAGCTACTTTAACAAGCGCATGGCTCTCGCCTATGACCTCATTCGTGAGTTCATGGTGGCTTCGGACCAGGGCGCGAAGAATATGATGTGGCTTATCATTGACGGCATTGTCTACATCATCTTCTACGACAATGATACGATCTGGCTCATCAACAACGAAGGCCGTATCAGCTTTACCCCTTATGTGGAGCTGCACTCTAAGGATCAGCTCGGCAAATTCGTGTTCAATGGCGAGAGCTCTACGCTGTGGAACCACATAGAACGCTCGCTCATGGAGGAGAAACGCGAGATTTTCAACACTCTCGTTTCCACCGGCGGCCTCACTTATGAGCGTTGTCTGTACTGGTTTAACACCACTCAGTCGGACCAGTGGTGCGAAACAGTCTTTAATGCTGACGCCAAGTACAAGTACATCGACTCTTTCGGAGTTACCTCGGAGGACGGCAGCGGAATGGCTCAGAATTATCTCGACATCGCACAGGGATCTCGTGAGGAACACCGTAAATGGGCGATGTACGAACGCTCGCAGTATATCTATGCCAAGTATGCCGCCGGCTCTTTTCGTGATAACTCGATTAACTTGCGAGTTAATACGGCCGGGGAGTCAACCGTGCCCGCAAAGGTGTCTGTCGACGTTACCGCTGCCCAGGACTGGTATTTCTGCTTCCGCTTCTCCGCAAATGCCGGATTTAGCCCGCAGTTCATCTCCAAGGGCGATACCTTTACGTTCACTGGCCCGGAGGGTGCCAATCCTAATGACACCGAGGCCTACATTCATCAGGCTGACCGCGTCTCTGACCTCGGTGATCTCTCTCCGCTCTATCTCACCACCTTTGTCGGCACTCAGGGCCGTATGCTCCGGCGTCTCGTGCTTGGCAACAAGACCGAGGGATACGTTGGCAAACTTGCTACTCTAACTCTTGGATCGCACCCGTTGATGACCTACATCAACGTGTGCAATATCCCCACGCTATCATCGTCGCTCAACCTCCTCGGGTGCTCTGCGATGGACGAGGTCGAGGCCCAGGGGTCACGCATTACCGGTGTGCAGCTTCCCGCTGGCTCCGTTGTCTCGAAAATGCACTTGCCGGAGACGGTTGTTTCTCTCGAATTTGACCGCTTCCCCAACTTGACTAATGCAAGCCTCATTGTTGATGGCTACAAGAACGTGCAGACTGTGAATATCACTGACTGCGCGAAGTTCAACCCTATGGACGTCCTTGACTCCATTACGGCCACCTCCGACAATTCCCTCCAGTTTGTTCGCGTCACTGGCGGCACTCTCCGAGGCTCCGGCGAGGAGCTTGTGCGCCTTATCAACCTCGGAGTCCGTGGCGTTAATGACCGCAACGGCAAACCTGAAATCCTCGGCACTTATCGCATGACTAAGTTGCCGGAGGCTAACGAGCTTGAAATTATCCTTAACGGAATTAATCCTGACGGCTTCTCTGTCGAGCTCGTTGTCGAGGCGTTCACTTACGCTATGGACGAAGTCAACGCCGCCACTTGGTCGGGCGAAATCGAGGTCGACACCGTGACTCTCGATAATGTGTCGGAACATATCCTATACTACAACGGCGAAACCGCCGCAGAGGCTCTGGCCCGACACGCCGAGGCTGACCGCGATATCCACGAATTAATAACCATCTAATCTCCGCTAATGGCTTCTAATGAACAAAGCGTTACGCTCCTTCGCATGAACAAAAGAGCGCAAGTTGAAGCCTTGAACTCCCTCGGTTTTAATCTGACCGAGGGGGCAAGGGCCTCACAGTTTCCCGAACTCGTAAAGTGGGCCGCGGGCCTGCTTGATATCACACTTGCGGCCAATCGCAAACGTGATAACCGCAAATTTTTCTTCACCCTCGCCGAGTGGCAGTCGCTGTCATCTACCGAACAGGACCTGTTCCTTCTCCGTGGTGTACGTGTAAGAGCTTGGGGGCAATCTTTTGTCGTTGCTCCCGATAATATAGTTAACAAGGCTTGGGGTAAGCAGGGGGCCGTACAGGACGCTCATCAATTCTCCGCTACTAAGGATTTGTATAAATTCTTCGCAGCACTCGAAGAGACCGAAAACATCGCGGCGGTCCTCGACGGTCAGTCCGGTAATGGTATTATCGGAGCTCCGGCTGCAGAGGCCGCTCTTGCCTATAAGGTGTTTACTCTTGAGCGCGACGGTCTCGAAGATGACTCGGGATGGTGTCTGCCTACTCTGGTACACCTCGTCATTATGTTCCGTTATAAATCCGAAATCGAAGCTTTAATCACCGCCGTTTGGTCCGCTGACTTCAAATTTTTCGACAAAAGCTACTGGTCTTGTTGCCAGTGGGATGCCAACAATGCCTATCGTGTTAACTTTGGATCTGGTTCTGCTTATGTAGATACCAAGACCACCCTTTTGACTGTTCGCCCTATATCCCTCAACTAATTCTTAACTCTCATGGCAGATATTAACACTATAATCGAGGAGGCTCAGCTTATGAAGCAGAATCGTGTCGACCTCGTCAAAGCTCTCAACGAGATCGGCTTCACTCAGGTCAACGATCAAACACCTCTCTCTGACATTGCCAAGTATATACAGTGGGCCGCTGGTCTGCTCGATATCCGTCTGGCTACGTTCTCAAAATCCACCAAACAACATCGTTATTGGACTCATGATGAATGGGTCGGCCAGTCTGCGCAAACTCGCTCATCTTATATTCAGATGGGCGTCGTTATCAGAGCTGAACGTCAGGAGTTCATTATCGCCAAGGATAACCTTACCTCTGATTCCGGAGGCATCACCATGCAGTGGGCGACGAATAACAATAATGATGTCCGTGGCCTTACTAACTTCTACGGAGTCCCCACTTTGCTTAATGACATCGACGGAGAGGCCAATACTGACCTCATTCTCGCCGCTATCGAGGCAAATGGCATAGATTACCCGGCAGCTCGACGGGCGCGTGAATATCGCTGTTGTTCGCTCTCTGACGGAGGTGTCGATGACCCGACAATATGGAGCCTCGCCGCAATCGGTCAGCTCTGGCTGTTCTACAAGTACATTTTTGAGATCAATGCCGCGCTGACTTTGTTTGGCATGGTTCCCATCGACACCGGCTCCTGGTACTGGTCATCGACTGAGTGTAATTCTTCCGGCGCGTGGGGCGTTTATATGAATAGCGGTAGCATTTACTCCGGCAGCAAGACTAATCCATACAGGGCGCGCGCTGTGGCCCCTGCGCGGCCGTTGTCGGCGATATAAACCCTTTCTCACTTTGGCACTTGGCCTCTCGTAATCCCCGACGAAAGGAGGGGTGGAGAGTGGCCTTGTGCCACACACCGCGAAGCGGTCGAAAATTTTTTGATTTTCGCCTCTCGCGGTTTTTTTATACCTTTGTGGTATCAAAAAAATTCTATTTCAGTGCCCTTTTATGCTGACCGAAGACCTGAATATCTACCGCTCAATGTATAACCTGTTGCGATTGCTTATGCAGGCCCGCAACCAGTTCGACAAGGCGTATAAATACGTCGTCGGCGATAAGATGATCGACACTGCTCTTGGCTGCGTCTCTCTCATTCATTACGCCAACGAGGACAGGAGAAAGGGTGCGCGAGAGGAACATCTTGATAAGTTCCTCATTGAGTTTGACATCTTGAAAACACTTATAATGGTATGTCGAGACGAGCGTCAGTACAAAAAGGATTCTGTCCTTGCCGACGTCTTTGTACATGTCGCTGATGTTGAAAATCAGGCGACAGCTTGGCGTCGGTCTGCCGCTCGAAAGCCGGAGTCTCAATAAGGGCAAGGGAAATCCCGGGGCACCGAGCAACATTCCGTCTCTCCCGGACGTGCGGTGACATCTTGATTGAGAGTGAGCAACTGCTAAGGGATATCGGGCAGCCCACCATCTTAACCGATGGTTAAATATTTAGTGGCTGCGGCTGTTCTTCCAACGCGTGGAACGTTAATATGAATAACGGTAACATTAACTACAACAACAAGACTAATACAAACAGGGCGCGCGCTGTGGCCCCTGCGCGGCCGTTGTCGGCGACACCCCAGGCAGTCTATGACATACCATTTTCTTCTGTTATCGAGGCATGGATTGACTGTGAGCGTAACAAACGCTCCAGTAATTCATGCACTAAATTCCGATGGCATGCCGCCCGCGACCTCGTGGAACTGTGGAAACAGATGTGCTCAGGTACATACACGCAGCGCACATCTATGTGTTTCCTCGTGTCATACCCGGTTCTCCGCGAGGTTTGGGCCGCGGCCTTCCGCGACCGCATTGTACACCATTGGGAGGACTTGCGATTCCGCCCGGTACTTGAAAACTACTTTGTGGCTGTTGGCGACCGCTCGATGAATTGCCGCAAAGGTTATGGCTCACTCCGTGCTGTCCTTACATTTAATAAAATGATCTATGACTACACGGAGCGTTATACTCGCCAGGACTGCTACATTGTCGGAGGCGATTTCGCCAATTTCTTCATGTCTATCGACAAGAAATTGCTCTGGGAGTATCTTGAACACATCATCATGGACGAATACGAGGGCAACGATAAATCGGCCCTCCTATACATGATGAATGCCACGCTCTCGCACTCTGGACGAGATAACTTCTTCCGAAAATCTCCCGAGGCTCTTTGGGCTGACCTGCCGCCGCGCAAGAGCCTTTTCCACATGAATGGCCTTGAAATTGGCAATTTGCCTAATCAAATTTGGGCCAACTTCCTCGGTGCTGTATTCACCATGTGGATGATTTTCGTGAAAAAGGTCGATGGCTTCATCATATTCGTCGATGATTTCAAATTCCTTGTCCGCTCGGCCGAAGATGGCCGGCGGCTTATCAAGGAACTTCGCGAATTTCTTGACAAAGAGTTGCACATCACTCTCCACCCCGATAAAATCTACCTCCAACACTACACCAAAGGCACAAAATTCGTCGGCGCGGTAATCAAACCACCGTGCAATCACCCTTCGTCCATCAATCATGTCAAGCACCTCCGCAACTGGATTTTGCGAGGCCTCAATCATGACTACATCGTGCCTGACAAATTCCGGCGTTTCCTCTTGGCACATCTTGGCTCTCGCCCTCGGTCCTGCTATCCCGGACGCATTTATGTCTCTAACCGTACCCGTGGCCACTTCATCTCCTCCATGAAGGAGTTTAACAATCGGGCCAAGACACATCGAGAACGTCTCGCACTCCTGGACAAAGTCCGTGCTTCAATAAATTCTTACCTTGGCCTCATGAGCCACTACAATTCCTACAAGGTACGTCGAAAGATCTGCGAGCAGCACATTCTCCCTGCATGGGGAAAATACCTCTACTTCGTCGAGGATTTCTCTAAATGCGTCCTCCGCCGAGAATATGACAAAACATACATCATTCGCAAGCACCTGAAGAATCGTCGCTACGCCGCCAAGTTCATTCGTCCTAAATGGGTGCCCGATTGATAGGTGTGAGGGCGACGCACGGCTCTACACTGTCATTCGGCCACCTCGGCGCAGAGGCATACGTCAAAGCCATGCCGGGGCGTTGCCCACGTTCTCTGTCGGCACTCGCTCATCACAGAGCTACCGTCTCAATTTCGCTACAATCGGCCGGGGGACGAGCTGCGCTCGTTCCCCAGTCCTATCTCCGCTACATCTCCCCGGAGCACTGCTCCCTCGCTCCTGTGCTGACGGGTCACTCGTCGCACCGCTTTCCCTTCTGCCTCCTTTCCCGCTGAGATAGCCTCCTTCCGCTATATTGCCATTGCGTCGCCCTCCATTGTCCCCGCCCACACCCCAAGCACCCATTTAGCACAATTCCCTGCGGCAACGGTCGGCGCACGTCATGGCCCTGTCGGGATAGTGGCCGCGGGCTGGCTCCTTATGTGTGGCCGAGTGGGGGCGTTGCCCTCGGTCAGTAGCCATGCCCGCTCCCTCCATAGAGTGTCGCCCTCTCTCCATTGCGTGAACGAGCTGAGACTTCCCTGCGGTCAGTTCTCAGCTCATCACTACATTTCTTTCTGTTGACACACTATTCCCGGTCTCTTATTGCATGGCTGTTTCCCTCTCACTCCACCACACAACAAATCGCTTACCCTCGGCTCACTTTACCCTGTGCAGCCATGACACTAACGCCTCCCCTTCGCCCACCCCTCCCCCCTCGGCTATGCGCTGAGTGAGCACTCCGGTCCGCTCGGCTGACTCATCTACATTTCGGTCGGTAGAGAGTATTGACGTTGCCCTGCGGTCAATGTCACGGAGCATTACGCTCGCATTCGCTGTCTGCTCAACTCTCCGGGGCGGACTGCGGCCACGCGCCAGTGCCGAGGGCTCATCGCTCATCGCTTCGCTTGGCGAAGAACCCCGTCGACACACGCACCTGTCCTGGTCTTATTCGCCCCTCCAAGTAGGGCAGACGGCAAGGCGGCCCTGCGGCCACGCTTCAATGCCCCGGCTACTCACTCCCTACCTACATTCCTATGATCAGCCTCGCTCCCTTACGCGCTCACACCCTGCATTACCGAGCCATCGCGCCCACAAGGGGCAGAGCGGTTGTCGCCAAGCGTGCGCCATTGCCTTCCTATTGTCGGCATGGCTCACACTATGGCCTTTATTGTTGGCCTCCTGCGTAGGCCGTAATACCGCACAATAGCTCTCTTGCAAGGGCGTGGCTCTTCCTCCTGTTTGCGTGAGTGAACATCCGCACCCCTGCATATTCCGCACGGCTCAATAAGGAGGCGGCCCCCTCGCTCCGTAGGGCGGGCGGGGGGTCTCCAGACGGGAAAAGGGGAAAAATTCCCCTTTTAACCCCTTTAATCTCCTGAAACACGGCTTATTGCGTTTTCAACCACTGGAAAAACGCAATATTTCGTAAATTTTCAAGGAGAAACGCAAGGAAAATAGCTCTAATCCATAGACATTTACAGGCTCTCCGATTTGGCTGTTTTCCTGTCTTTTAGTGCGCCACTGTTTTGTCCGAGCTTTGCATCAAACAAATCTCTCCAAAACATGAACGGTATCAAAGACACGGCTACTGTCACGCTGAACGTGAACGGTGCCCAAGCAAAACAGATGATGTCCGACATTGAGGCCAAGATAAAGCAGACCGAGGCTCGAATAACTTCCCTCAAAGCTAACATGGCCGACCCGAAGGATGTCGAGAAGGCTCGCAAGCAGCTTAAAACATACCAAAAACAGCTTGAAGAAATGAAATCGGCTACCGAGGGCGTCAATAAGGCTCTCGGAAACCTCGATACAGCCACACCGCGAGAACTCGAAAAGGCTCTTCGCACTCTCAACAAGCAGTTAAAAGATATGACGCCAGGCTCAGAAGTGTGGCAGTCACACGTCGAGCAAATTAAGGCACTGAAAGAACGCCTCGCTGAGATTCGTGACGAGCTGAAAGTGCAGGAGTCATGGTGGGATAAACTCAAAAATTGGGTTAATGACAGCGGTGCGACCATTTTGGCTCTTGGTTTAGGCTTTGATGAAGTTGTGGGTACTCTCCGCGACTACGTTGACGCCTATGCCGATATGGAGCAAGAAATGGCTAATGTCCGTAAGTTTACGGGCATGACCGAGGAACAAGTCGCCTCTCTCAACGAGCAATTCAAGACCATCGACACTCGCTCCTCTCGTGAGCAGCTTAATATACTCGCACAAGAAGCTGGCCGCCTCGGCAAGACCTCGGAGGAAGATATTCTCGGTTTTGTCCGTGCCGCAGATAAAATCAACGTCGCTCTTGATGACCTCGGCTCTGGCGCGACGCTTACACTCTCCAAACTTACAGGCATTTTTGGTGACGAGGAACGTTATGGAACGGAACAGGCTCTACTGAAAGTCGGCTCGGTCATCAACGAATTGTCGCAGAACTGCTAAGCATCGGCTCCGTATATTACCGACTTTACTGAGCGTATGGGTGGCGTAGGTGCTCAGGCTGGCATGACCATTCAGCAGATTATGGGCTTTGGTGCCGTACTTGACAGCAACGCCCAAAAGGTCGAGGCTTCGGCGACGGCTCTCTCTCAGATTATCGTGCGCCTATACCAAGACCCCGCCAAATATGCTAAGGTTGCCGGCCTTGAGGTCGAGAGCTTCTCTCGCCTTATGCGCGAGGACGCCAACTCTGCTATCCTTCTTTTCCTTGAAACTCTCCAAAAGGCCGGAGGTATGGACGTTCTCTCTCCGATGTTCAAAGACATGGGAGAGAACGGCAGTAGAGCCATCGCTGCACTCTCGACACTTGCAACCCATATCGACCAGGTTAAGGCCCAGCAAAAAGCCGCTAATGTGGCTTTTGCCGAGGGAACATCTATTGACAAGGAGTTTGCTGTTCAAAACGAGACCGTACAGGCGGCTCTCGACAAATGCAAAAACCGAGCTAACGAATTAAGAGTAGAGCTTGGTGAACGCCTCTATCCTCTTATGAAGCACCTGCTCACTTCGGGTTCGGCCATGATGAGAATCCTGCTCGAGCTTATTAAATTTTTTGATGAGCATAAGGCTGAAATTGTCATGCTCACGGCAAGCATTACGGCCTATAATATTGCATTGAATATTAATGTATTGAAACTTAAAGCTGCCACATTGGCAACCAAAGGTTGGACTGTCGCTGTGTCTGCTTTCAATAAAATCGCGCCTGTGTTTCGCCTTTTGATTACAGGAATAACGAACTCGATACAATATTTTACAAACGGCCTTAACGTCAACTATCAGATGCAGCAACGATGGAGGGCGGCTATGGCGGCTATGAATCTCGGCCATTGGATTACCCTCATTACTGGGCTTGCCTTTGCTGTCTACTCTTTGTCCAAGCGAATGAATGAGCTGTCCGATATTGAAAAGGATATTGTCACGATTCGAGAGAAGGGGCAAAAAGGCATTGCTGATACAATTGTTCAAATACAATTATTACAAAAGGCTGCCTCTGATGAAACCCTTTCGCTTGAAGAGCAGCATTCCGCCATCGATAAGCTCAATAGCCTGATTCCTGAATATAATGGGTACCTTGACGAGACAACCCGCAAATATAAGGCAAATGATGCTGCTCTGCAGGATTACATAACATCTTTGACTCGCAAATACGAACTTGAAGGAGCTAAAGAACTGCTTGCTGATATAGGAAAAGAAAAAGCCGTCGCAACCAAGGAATTGAAAAATGCCGAGTCCAAAGCTGAAAATGCTCGAAAAAACCTTGAATCTGGAGGAGGATATACATATACCACCTCTTATGGTTTTGTAGGTAATACAGCCATTGATTCAACACATGACCTTGAACAAGAAGTTAAATCAAGAGAACATGCCCTTTCTAAAATTATAAATAGGGAAAAAGCTATACTTGACGCTTATGGCGTTGACCTTGAAAAGTCTGCACTTGAATCTTCTATTGATTTTTCTGAAGAACTCAATGGTGGAGTGCCGACACCTTTAAGTCCGGACAGCTCTCGCTCTGACCGTTTCGCAGAAGAGAAGGCCTGGCGTGAAAAGATGGAAGCAGAAGCTCGTATCGCTTATGCCATAGGGGAAGCCTCGTATTCTGAACATACGGCTCGCATGATTGATATTGACGCATCCTATCAGTCGAAACTCCTTGCCAGGGAGGATTTGACCGACTCGGAACGTATAAAAATACGAGCCGACTACTGGGAAGCAGTAAATAAACGCACCGTTGCATATACCGGACAGCTCGTCGATGAAGAAAACACATGTTACAACGAACTCACGGATAATCTAAAACGTCGCCACCTCGAGATGCTTCAAGCCGAAAACCTTTCGGCGGAACAACGCGAAAGGGCCGAACAGTCGTATCTGGAGGCTTCCGAACTCGCGGAACTTAACCATCTCGCCCGCCTCGTAGAAATCTATGATGAAGGTACTGACGAATGGCTCAAAGCTCAACAACGATTTGCAGATGCTCAGCTTGCCGCTCAAAAACGTCATCAGCAGGAATATGAAAAGCGTGAAAAGGATTTCGCAAAAATTAAGGCGGACTTCTTCGGTGACAACCCCGAAGAGAAACAAGCAAAATACAACACAGCTTTTGAAGCATTAAAGACAGTTTATGCCCGGGAAATCGAGGCAGCCGGAAATAATGCTCAAGAGAAACTTCGTATTGAGGAGGCTTTCCTTCAAGCTCAAAATGCACTACGTGAACAATATGGCCTGGAGTCGGAATCTAATACTCGTAATTCTATGGAGCGAGCTGTGGCGGCATCTGTGGAATGGTTAAATAGTGATGGTGGAAAAGCGTTAACCGGAACTCTGTCGACACTGACTTCTGGTATGTCTTCAATCTTCTCGGGACTATCGGGCATGATTCAGGCTGAGCTTGAAATTCAAACTGCTCAGATTGAAAAACGCTATGACAAGGAACTCCAATTAGCCCAAGGCAATTCTTATAAGGTCGCCAAACTCGAAAAGAAGAAGGAGTCCGACATTGCAAAGGCTAAGAACGAGGCCAATAAAAAGATGTTTGCAATGCAAGTCATTCAAGCCGTTGCTCAGACTGCGCAAAACGCACTATCGGCCTATGGCTCCGCGGCTGCTGTCCCTGTTGTCGGCTATATCCTTGCCCCTATCGCCGCAGCTATGGCGGTTGCTGCCGGTGCCATTCAGATTGCCTCAATCAAAAAACAGCAGCAAGCAGCCGCGGCTCAGGGCTACTCTAAGGGCGGTTTTACCAAACCCGGCCCTGTCGATGAACCCGCTGGCGTTGTTCATGCCGGAGAATGGGTAGCCTCGCAGAAACTTCTTGCCAATCCCGTAGCTCGCCCGATGATTGACGCGCTGGATCATGCGCAGCGCACAAATACCATCGGCTCACTTCGGCCGGATGATGTCTCTCGGTCAATCACGGCAAACAATTCTCTCGCCAGGATCGCTGAGGGCGACGGCAGCTCGGCTCTCATGGTGGCCGCTGCTGTACGTATGTCGCAGACAGTCGACAATCTCACAGACCGCCTGAATGAACCGTTTGTCACTATAAACACAGTCACGGGTGACCTTGGAATCAAACAAGCTGAGGATGAGTATAAACGCCTTGTTAACAATATCACTCCTAAAAAATATCAAAAATGATAATATATGTAAATAATCAGCCGGTAACACTGAAAGCTGGCTCGAGCTTTGATTACGTCTATGAAAATCGTTTGTTCCTCGGTAGAGACGGATATACCCTTACTCTCTCATTCCCTCTTAAAGACTGTCCTCGGAACCGAGAGATTTTCGGACATCTCGAGCGCATGGATGTTACTAAGAAAAAACTCTTGTATGAATGTTCTATCATTGACAAGGGCATCTCGCTGTTCGGTACGCTTCAAGTCACAGGTATTGATGACTCTACCGTAAAGGCCCAGTTTTCAGAAGGACGATGTGAACGGACCGTCAATAGCTCTCTAGATGACATATACATCAATCAACTTGACCTTGGAGAGTGGCCGAAGACTGCACCCTCGGAAATATCTCCCCAAAAAGCGTTGAGTGCATCCGCTCAAGAGGTCGCTTTCCCTTGGGTCTACACTTCATATCCGGATGTCATCCACAATCTGATGACTTATGATGGTGTCTTATGGCAATGGCATCCGGACACTACTCAGCTCTCATGGCAACTGAAACTATATCAGCTAACAAAACGCATTTGTGAAGTTTTGGGCTACAAGGTTGATTTCTCTGAATGGAGTGCCAGTCCGTTCCGCTCTCTGATTGTATGCAACACGCTCCCGGCAGCCTGGAATATACCTCAATATGCAAGGGCTCTTCCGACATGGACCGTTGCGGAGTACTTTGAAAAGCTTGAGCTTTTCCTTTCATGTGAGTTTGACTTCGACCACCGTGCCAAGACTGTTAAATTTTCATTCTCAAAGACAGTTATTGACTATCTGCCGGAAATTGAAATCCAAACGGTGGTTGATGCATACGATGTCGAAATCTCCAAGGACGATGATGCCTCTTGCAACTATATCGGTGTTCGCTCTTTAGTGTACAAAGATGCCGGCCATCATCTGTCCAATTATTACTCGTGTGATTGGCTTCTCGAAAAATGGCTTTTGAGCGGATTGATACGTTATGATACTATGGATGAGCTACTGGCAAAAAATCCTGCTCCGACAGTGTATTGGGAGGATAAAACACTGCATTATGATAATCTGTACGGCATCCCTTCACTCGGTGCCTCCGGCCGTCCCGGTGCAAATGGTTCCAATACGGGCTATCCGGCACACTGCATCCTGTATGCCCGTGACGTTGACACTTACTTCGTGTACCGGTCTCTCGGACTTATCGAACCTCCGCCATGGCCGTACAATCCGATTGTTCGCGGTCGAAAATACGACGATTTTGCTCTGCAGCCGATAAACGTATTCGGCTCTCGCAGCTACAGTGATAACGAGGATGTAGAAGAAATCGAGTTTGTGCCGGTATGTATTGATCATACGGATGACGAGCATGGGTATGTGATGTTTTTATCTCCGTCAGAATATAATGAGTCCGGTATTTATGAAGATGCTGACTCCGGTGAAATCTCACAGCTCCGACCGGCTTATCTGATAGAAGCTGGAGAGAAAGAGCGGGCATCTGCATACTACGATGACATATTCGTGGCCTTTGGCACTGGTGGGTCTGTTCGTCCGAGGCCAAACCTTCCATGCCCGACAATCGACTTTGTCGTTATGACTAAAAAAGATTATTGTAATACCGGCGATGAGCTTAGCTTGCGTCGATATGGCGATACGTCTCTGATGGCTATGGACTTACCGAAGATTGACCCGCGTCAGAAATTCAAAATATCTTTCATTTCCGATTCTATCCCTAATCCACGCTCAATATTCAACATAAGGGGGAAACGGTATGTCTGCGAAAAAATAACCGCGACATTCTCCGAAGATGGAATGTCGCAGTTATTAAAAGGTGAATTTTATCCTCTGCTCGATGATTAAAGAGCTCCATCGTAACCGATGATGTTTCTGTTCCCGGGTGCGTTCTTCGCACTTTTCTGCAGATAGATGTCGGTGATTGCTAGTGTTGAGTGTCGCGCCTGGTCTT